CACAAAAAAAGACGTCCGTTGACGTCTATTGATGTTCCGATGGTGCGAAGGCCGGACTCAAATAACAATTCAATGAGTTGATTTTTATGGGTAAAAAATAAATAACAATAAAATGTGCCCCCTTTTATGCCCCCACATACTTTTGCCTAAACTTCGCCAAATCAGCCAGATACCTCAAATGAAGGAAACTTTATAGAGTAAATCACTGATTCAGAATGTACTCACGCATAAGGCTGATTTGATGTTGTAGCATAGCCCGGCCGTAATGGATGAGATGGCCTTTTCGCTCCGCATTCATCAGGAGCTGTGTTCTTTGCGGGAAGATGATGATGTCACAGACCACCGCCGAGCTTTGCAGTTTTTCAACAGAGAAAGGCATACTCTCATCACTGCCCATGCCAACGGAAGTTGCATTGATAGCGATATCATGATGCGCTGGTTCATTGGAACCTGTATTTACCGTGATGCTCCCATACTGGCTTTGCAACGCCTGCCTTAGAGCTTCCGCTTTATCCCTGCTCCGGTTGTAGATGGTGAGGCTGGATGCGCCATGTTCAGCCAGCGCATGGGCAATAGCGCAGGCTGCACCACCGGCTCCGGCAAGATAAATATTCTTATTCAGGACCGGATACCCGTTTGAAATCAGGCTACTTACAAATCCCTCCCCATCCAGCATGGTGCCACTCAGGCTGCCGTCAGCTTCTCTCCTGATAACGTTGCAGGCTCCAATCGCTTTAGCCTGGTCAGACAACCTGTCAATCAGGGGCAGTATGGCTTTTTTGTGCGGCATCGTGACGATTGCGCCACGGAAGTTTTGCAGCGATTTCAGGCCAGTAACAAGCTGCTCTAAGCCTTCACTGCTGACATGAAAAGGGAGCATTAACGTATCTGCGATCTGGAGACGCCTGAGTTCTGCATTCATCATCAGAGGCGCTTTTACCTGGCTGACTGGATCACCCAAAATTCCGAGAATAGTCAGCCTTCCGTCAACCTGTTCAAGAATATCCATACATCTCACCTCATCGCAGAATATTTACTGACCATACTGCATTGAGTCTGCGGGAAGAAAAATATTTTAGTAAAAAGTGTTCACACTGTTCACTTTCATCACTTAATTATATAAATCAATTAGTTATATATTGAAGAGTTAAGGACTGCGTGTACACGGGTGTACATATGAAGTGATCACTCCGGGCTGAAACGTAAAAAAACCGGCCTGAGCCGGTTCGTTTGATTGGGGGTTACTGACTGCACGCGGGCAGCCAGTCGGCCTCGCTGTCCTCATGTAACGTGAGATTGGTCTGGACGCCGTTATTCGTCCGGCGCTTCAGCAGTATCCGCTCATATTCCTTCAGTGTCTGCGGCACCGCCTGGCCGAATGCGGTCAGGCTGAGCGGGTGCTGATGGCCGCGTGACTCCATAAAGGACAGGTAGGCGTGATAGAGGTAGCGCTTCGGGTTCAGCGGGCGGATATTAGCGTTACCCATAAACAGCCCGGTCGCGGTGCTTATCGGCATCAGGTAGGCGCAGAAATCGACCAGCGGATCAGCCTGGCGTTTAATCTCCAGCGCCTCGCCAGATGATTGCTGCGCCTGCAGCAGCTCGCGCGCCTCATCCGGCTGGCTGAAGCGCTGCATCAGGTGGCGCACGATAACGGCCAGCTCGGTGCTGATTTTGTCGAGCAACTGCGGGTCACGCTCCTTTGCCGGTATCACCTCCGGGAACGTCAGGATTACCCGGCGTCGCGACACGCCGCCGCTGCGGTCGCTGAAGCGCATCGGGTTGTTGTTCACCGCCAGAATCACCGCCGGGATGTGTGTGGAGTAGGCGTCACGGTATTTCGGGTCGATTGCCACAGCATCTCCGCCGGTAATCGCCTTGATGCCTGCGCCGTCGCCGCTCCATTTCTCCTGGTCAGGCAGGATAATCAGCGAGAAGCCCACCACGCTCGCGCGCTCGCGGGAGGATTCCAGCGTGTCGATGGTGGCGGACGTGGTGTTGTCCCGGCCTGCCAGCATCGTGGCGATGGAAGCCATCACGCTCTTACCGCTGCCGCCGGGGCCGGTGACCTCGAGAAACATCTGCCAGTCATAGCGGTTTGCCAGCACCATAAATAACGCCGCGAGAATGCGTTCCTGCTTGTCTTGATTATGCCCGGCGGCCCGCGTTAACCAGCGCCAGAAAGCCGGGGCGTGGTCTGCGAGATTTTCACCAGGACGCGGCGCGGTGTAGTCCACACTGTTGACGGTGCGCAGCCAGTGCTCGCGGCGGTGCGGGCTGAAGGTGCCTGTTGTGGTGTCATACACGCCGTTACGGAAACCAATCAGGCGACGGGACGGTTCACCCATCTGCGGTACCATCAGCTTGAGCGTGTCCAGCACGCTGCCGATACCGGCGGCCGAGAACGGTGCGCGCACTTTCTGAAACAGCGCGGCGATTTCCCGGCGCAGCGTCTTCGCCTCCATCACCTGCCATGCGCCGTTTTCATAGCGGCAGATTTCTTCCCCGACCGGCGGCACGGCCAGCGCCTGCCCGTAGTGGGCGACCAGCAGCTCCGCTTTCTGGCTGGCGCTCATCGCCTTCAGGTCAGCCTCGCTGACGGATTCAAACGGACTGAGTGGCTGCGGCTGCGTGAAGGCGTTGAGCTGCGCCTGCGTGGCGATATCGCCCTGCGCCTGCCACACGTCGTTCCAGTCACCCGTAACCGGCGGCAGTGCGGTTTTCCCGCCACAGGCTTTTGCCGCTTCCTCTGCCTTTAACTGACCGGTGCCGTTGTCGTCGCGGTCGGCGGCAATCAGCATCATCGCATCAGGGTGTGACTCACGCAGCCGCTTTGCCAGTGAGGGGAGGTTGTTGGCGCTCAGCGCCACGTATACCGCCTGGCCGGTCAGCCGGTGTACGGTCAGGCCGGTTGCGTATCCTTCAGTGAGCCACAGCGTTTTGCCATCCGGCTCACCGGCCAGCCAGTACGTGCCTTTAACCTGCCCGCCGGGCAGGGTGCGCTTGTCGCCTGCGGCGCTGATGAGCTGCACGTTCACCGCCGTGCCGTCTTCACCGGTCAGCGGGATGAGCACGTCCCCGGGGGCAAAGCGGATACCACCACAGCGCAGCGCATCAGCAAGTGTGAGCGCCTGCGTACCGTGCAGCCCTTTCGATGAAAGGTAGGCGTTGTCCGTGCGGCTGACAGCGGCGGCGATAAGTGCCCGCGCCCGTGTGGCGGCGTCTGCCTGCGCGCGACTTTTGTCTGCGGCTTCATCATGCATAACCGGGGCTGAGTCCGGCAGCGTGCCGAGCATTCCGGCCACCTTCATGGCGGCCTCTTTAGCGCTGATACTGAGCGCCTTTTCCACCAGGTTAAGGCCGTCACCGGCCCCGCACTGGTTGCACAGCCACGTTCCGCGCCCGTCCTGATTGTCGAAGCGGAAGCGGTCTTTGCCGCCGCACACCGGGCAGGCACCGTGCCGCCCTCCGGCGTGCACGCCGATGCCCAGGGCGGGCAGAAGCTGCGGCCAGAATCCGGTGGCCGCCTTTACGGTGTCAGAGACGATATGTTTCATATGTGATTTCTCCCTCAGTGCAGCGTGATGCGGCTGGCGGCCGCAAGCTGGCTGCGGAAAAGTTCATCCATCATGGTGACGCCGAGCTGCGTCAGGCGCGGCGGCGCGGTCAGCAGGTCCGGCTCAACCATATCGCCCAGCATGGTGCAGGCCATCTCCATGCCCGCATCGGGGCCGTGGCGGCGCACATAGAAGCCCTCCAGCTCAAGGGCAATCGTCATCTGCAACTCATCGAGCGTGGCTGAAACGGTGATGCCGAGGTTTTTGCAGGCATTCAGATAGCCCTGCGCCAGCGCGCGGCGGTAAACGGCTGTGCGTACCTCAACGGGCAGGCAGGAGTGATTAGCAGTCATCATGGCGGGCCTCCGTGGGTAACATCCGGGATTCACAGGTTTCAACGACTTTACCAAGCTGGTCGGTGAGCAGGGCAACGACCGAGGCCAGCGCCGCGCCGTCAGGCACGCAGCCTCGTGCGCTCATGCCGTTCACCGAGTCGAACATATCGAGCACGGTCACGCCGACCGTGTGCGCATGCAGCAGGCGCAGATAGTCAGCGTGGGGAATGGGATAGGTGTCATGGTTATTCAGGCGTTTTGCGAGCGTGTTCATGCGACTACCGCCTTAACCGGCAGACGACCGGCAAAGGACAGGACGTAATCGCGGGCGAGGCTGGCGCGGGCGCTTCGCTCATCGCCAGCCACGGTGCGCAGCATGCAGGGACGTGCGGCGGCATCGGTGCGGCGTACGGCGGCAAAAATAAAGGTGAATTGAGAGTGAGCGGCAGTAAGGACCGTTGTCATGAGGACAATCTCCATTGAGTAGCGGTTGCTGCTACCACCGGAGTTCCTACGCTCATGGGTGGTAGCCCGGACGGGGGTAGGAATACCGGCCTCAATGGATACCGGCCAGCCCGAAGGCTGCCCCGCCCGAGCCACCATTACGCAGACGGCGCAACGGCGAAAGAACCGTTGCCCGGATAATGGGTGCACTGAGGCATAGACACAAAAAAAGACGCATGGCGCGTCTGGTGTCGCCATTGAGTAACACGGGTTCCTACGCCCGGCTGCCGATTTTGCGGCAGCACAAAAACTGTATAACGGCCGCTCGCCAGAGAAAAGCCTTTTTTCACACATCGGGGCATTTTCCTCAGCAACCGGTCAGGACGTGATCGGATTGCGGCGGATTTGATCGGAATTCCCCGCTCTCTTTCTTCGCCCGCTGCCTGACAGGCTTCGCTTTTTTACCCATAACGAAAATGTGACTGTGCATTCCGCTGGTAAAGGCCGGTGCGGTTACTAGGCTGACGGCTGCCGTCAGGCTTTCTGCGACAAAGGCGGCTTTTTCGCGAGTGAGCGGACAAGTTTTCGTGCCGGCATTCAGCGTAATCATGCTGTACCTCCGGCGCGCTGTGCGATGCGGGCCTGCATCCAGCCGTCAATTTCTGACGCCAGCCAGGCGACGTTTTTACCGCCGAGGGAAATCTGCGACGGGAACTGCTCCCGACTGATCAAGTCGTAAATGGTTGAGCGTGAGAGGCCGCAGGTGCTGATGACTTCCGGCAGGCGCATGAAGCGGTCGCGCGGGAAAACGGCGTCGCGGATTGCAGGAATGGCGGGAGCCGGTACGGATGAAACTGCGTGCATGGTGTTACCTCATTATGAGTCCGGCCGGTGCTGTCCGGTTCCGGTGGCGTCTTCAGGTAACCCCCTATTCTGAGAATATTTTTCGGTAAGTAAACAAGTGTCCGGCTTGCTGAGATAAGCACGAGTGAGTGTTTTTTGACCATCGTTTGCCATTAAATTGCAATGAACTGCAAACATTTGCCATTTACAAGTTTCAGGCAATCAAAAGACTGTTATTGATAGGATTAAACGCTGAAAAATGCTCGCCAGAAAAAGCTGTTATCTGAGAATGTGTGAACACCAGCGAATACTCAGTGAATACTTGATTTTGAAGTATTCACTATCTTATTTACTGTATTTATTATCTTTTTTATCTCAGTGAATACCAGTGAACAGTTATATAAGAAATATAATCTCTTAAAGGGTCATCGCGCACCGGTTGTGCCCTTGTCTGCTCATCGACAGGCGGAAAGCAATGAAATGCGCTGTCCTGTGGTGCACGACAGAATGGCCTCACCCTTTACAGACGATGAGAGACCACCATGATTACCCCGGAACAGAAACCTGCATCTCTGGAACGCTTTGAGAAAGCCCGCGCTGAGCATACCGAAAGGATGAAAGCCTATAACGGTATCTGCGCCGATATCGTCCGCTGTGATAGAGAGCAGCAGGCGGCCATCGAGGCAGGGAAAGAAGCCGAGAGCAACTGGCGCACGCGCTTTCGTAACCTGCGAGGCAATCTCACTGACGAGCTGCGCGCCGAACATTCTCAGCGCATCGCCAGCCGGGAACTGGCCGATGAATTCGGCGGGCTGCTGAAAGAGCTGGCGCTGGATAAGCAGGAGGCGATGCTGAAATGCTGCGGCAGTGGGAAAGAGTACGTTGAATCGCACCGGGAGGCATTTACCGGGTTCGCGGATGCACACTGGCAGTCAGCCCTGCGTAACGTAAGTCCGTCGCTGTTGTGGGCCATTAAGCTGCGTATCCGCCGTGAAGAACTTTCCCCGGCGTTTGCCGGAGACGACCGGGATAGTATTAAGGACGTGGCTTATCAGGTCGGCGAAGCGCTGACGCGGGCGGCTGCTGCTCTTCCAGACAGCATACTAAATGAGGCTCCGCTGCTGGAGAATATTGGTCTGTATCGCCCGCCGCTTACGGGTATTGATATGGAGCTTTACCGCCATCCTATGCGCCGCCAGAAGCTGGCGGAATCAATCCGGGCGCAGCGTGCAAAGCTTCAGGAGGACAGCCAGAAATGATGCACTGTCCCTACTGTAAAAGCGCGGCACATACCAAATCGAGCCGTTATATGTCTGAGCAGGTGAAAGAGCGCTATCACCAGTGCACTAACCTGGACTGCTCCTGCACCTTCAAGACGAATGAGAGCATCACAAAGGTTATCACCGCACCGCCACAGCCGGAAAACGTACCGGAAGCACCGCCGGAGCCGGTAAGAGAACGTCAGACGCTGGGCCGTTACGGTTCTGCATTCCGCCAGGTTCATTAATCCCGCATAGCCGCTGCCCGACCAGCGGCTTTTTTGTGTCTGTCCTTTGCCTTTCTGAAGCCCTTTTTCTGGCCAGCCGCTTTGTAAAGAGTGATGCATGCATAGCGCGCATGGATCTGCATGCAAAAACCATGCACCGCATTCCCCCGTTCAGGCCACAGCGGGCGCGGTCCGGCCCGTATCATGCACCTGCATGAAAAGTGATGCATAAAGCGGGCAGGCGTGGCGGGGATAGCATTGCGCGCCAGTTACGATAACGTTTTTGTATATTACCTAATTCCTTACGTGTAGGGACCTAAGGAAAAGAGGACATCGCTTTCCCTAGATGGTTAAGTCTTTTAAATGCAGATCAAACTAAAAAAGACTCACGGCGCACTCACAAAAAACACGTCATCAAAACGAATAATATGGCGTAGAATCAACTCCCTATGTTGCTCATATATTGATCTAAGCGTGATAACTTGCTAATCTACCTAAAAAAGGAGATAAAAATGCACGCTTTGGCACCGTATCTTTTTCGCTGCTACAATCCCAATGCAGCTAAAGAACAACGTTATTCAGCACTGAGTAATATTAGAGAGCATGATTTACTTGATATACTTCACAGCTTCATCCAACAATATAATGATGAATATATTCTTTCAGAAGAAACAAAACAGGTCTTTCGTTTTAATGACATTGTTCTCGATGAAAACAATCGAGAAATTTACGGATGGTTTGAGTCAGGATATTACGGAACCAAAACCGATATAATTAACATTGAAACTGGTAATGTGGACTTCGAAAAAACAAAAAATAATGCCGAAATAATCAGATACTACATACATTTCTATATACCTAGAGACGTAAATGAAGGTATGGCTTTTTTACATACTTACAGAGGCGATGGTATTAAAACACTTTTTATGAATCTATTTTCAGAATATTTTAAGAGGATTACAAACTTAGTAATTCAAATGCATCCTCTTGCGTACGACAAAGCGATCGAGAAATGGATGGATGCCATAGCTAAAGAGATTAAGGTAACCAAGTTTCAAGGTGTGACAGATGTAGCAGAGCAAGCAAGAAAACTAGGCCACAACGAACAAGAGTTAGTTATCAAACCGCCTCGAAACGCTGGGCTTGGCAGGCTTAGGGATTATTTCTCTAGAGGTTCCGAGCAATACCAGCTCGTTGAAATTCTCAAAGAATATGGAGAAACTGTAAAAACAGTTGTAGAATTAGGAGATGGTAGAAAAAGGACATTTCGCATTGGAACAACAGCAAAAGGTGCTGTTTGTGAAATCATCTTCGATGAAGAACAAGTTATTTTTAATGACGGAATGCCAGAAATCGCATCATTAAATAACCTTGTTGATACCATTATCATGGAATATATACAGCTATTGTACCGTGGAATTGCCATACGGAGAGCATAATGAGTTCAAAAATAAATATATGCGAAGTTCTTATAGGGCACTTCAGAACTTTAAAGGATGCTGATACGAAAAAAATCAGCATATGGGATATATTCACGTTTATTATTCTTCCTTTTATCATTGCAGCATC